AATCCGGAACGAATAAAGGCGCTTGAATCAACGCTTGGATATTTATTACACACTTTCAAGGATAAGACCGATCAAAAGGCAATTATTTTTAATGACCAAGAAATTGACGACAATGCCAACGGCGGTTCGGGTAAGTCTTTAATGTTGACGGCCTTGTCTTATATTCGAAAGATTGTAAAGATTGACGGCAAAGCTTTCAATTCAAAAGGTGACTTCGTTTATCAACGAGTAAATTTAGACACGCAAGTCCTGGCATTCGACGACGTTAAAAAGAACTTTGACTTTGAGCAATTGTTTTCATTGATATCCGAAGGAATAACCGTCAACCGAAAAAACAAGGATGAAATCTTCATTCCATTTGAAAGGTCGCCGAAAATTATAATTACAACCAATTATGTTATTGCCGGCGCTGGATCAAGTCACGACCGAAGAAGGCATGAATTAGAATTTTTTCAATATTTCAACGCGAAGAAATCACCGCTTGAACTTTACGGCCGTTTATTATTCGATTCATGGTCGGTTGATGACTGGATGAGGTTCGACAATTATATGATTCGCAATCTTCAAAAGTTCTTGAAGAATGGATTGACGTCATCCATTTCAATCAATGCCGATTCGAAAAGATTTATTCAGGCGACATCAAAAGATTTCTTTGACTTTGTGAATGACGGCCACATCGAAAGCAATGTCCGACATTACAACAACGCATCGATTCAATTATTCCAACAAGAAACAAACGGTTGGAAAGACCTTGAATCGCGAAGATATTTGAAATGGATTTCGGAATATGCGAAATTCAAGAAATTTGATTTAAGAAAAGAACGCGATCACGGCGGACGGTTCTTTGAATTAATTGAAGAAGATTCGGTCACAAATCAAGGCGATATTTGGGACGAAATTAATAAACAAGTAAAACAAGCAAAATGATTAAATTAGAAATTACACCAGGACAAATCGAACGAGCAAAAAATTTGTATTCGTTCAACGCATTAAAAAATTCAATCAAAAACGGCGAAGGAAATTTGACCGGAGCAATTGGCGAAATTGTCGCCTTTGATTATTACGAAGGACAAGACAAGCTTGTCATCCATTCAGGCGATTTCAACTATGATTTGTTGATTGACGGTTCAAAGATTGAAGTCAAAACAATGGAATCGAATTCACCACCAAAAGACCATTATGAATGCAATGTTTCCTTATTTAACGCCGAACAAGATTGCGACTATTATTTGTTTGTTGATGTCGATTCAAATCATTCAACGGCGTATATTAAAGGTTATGTTTCGAAAGAACGATTTAAAAAGATTCGCCAATTAAAAAAACAAGGTGAAAAGAATCGAAGCTTCGAATATAAATGCGACACCTTTGTTGTTTTAAATAATCAATTATCATGATTGATATTGAAAAAAATTGGAATGAATTTGTTAGTGATTATAATGAAATTATATCAAAGAAAAAAGAAATTCAATATCGAAGCTTCAATCCGGATGTTTTAAGAATTTATAATGATTACTATATTTTTGATAAAATAAGGGACGAAGGGTTTTATTATGATGAAAAATGGATTCAAGATAAAAGTCAAATAAGAAATTTTAAAGATGAATGGATTGAATTTAAAAGTCATCCAGTCAGCAAATCGGTTGACAAGCAACAACAATTAAAATTAAAATTAAAACAAAAACATATCATGAACAAAGAATCAAAAACAAGATTGAAGGCGGTTGAATTTAAATACATGTCTTATCGCTATCCGTCCGCACCTGGTCACATCATTCCATTAACCGCTTACACCGACAAGACGGCAAACGGATTAACGAAATGTATTTGTGACTTTCTTAATTTTGACGGATTCCAAGCCGAACGAATCAACACAATGGGTGTCTTTCGAAGGTCACGAAGAACCGACGGCACGATGACCGAAGGACAATGGACGAAAGGAACTGGAACACCTGGATCGGCCGATATTTCGGCAACCATTTACGGACGTTCGGTAAAGATTGAAGTCAAGATCGGAAAGGATCGTCAATCCGAAGCGCAAAAGAATTATCAAGAAATGATTGAACGATCCGGCGGAACGTATTTCATCGCAAAAGATTTCGATTCATTCCTGGAATGGTTTGACAAATTTTGTCTTGACAAGAAATGACATACTTCGCCAAAACTAAATTTTTAAATGACATTTGGCGAAGTATAACAAAACGATAAAGGATAAGTGGTAAAAGTTGCCACATTAAATAAATAGAAATGATATGAAAGAAACAGCAGTAGAATGGCTATTAGAAAACTTAAACTCAGAACCTTATAGTGAAGAAGAATTTAATTACAATAAAGAATGTTGGGATAAAGCCAAAGAAATGGAAAAAGAACAAATATCACAAGCTTACGTGTTCGGTTCAGCTTATGGAATCGACGTAAAAAATGGATTGAATCCGAAAAACTACTACAACGAAACTTTTAAACAATGAAAGCAATAATTGAGTACAACTTACCAGAGGATCAATTTGAATTTGACAACGCAGTCAAATCGAATAAAATGTGGCATGCTTTGACCGAAATCAAAGATGAACTTCGAAGGATATATAAGTACGAAGACTTGAAAGAAAATGAATTCGAAATGGTTGAAAGGATTCGCGAAAAGTTCTTTGAAATTTTACAAGAAAATGAAATAAATCTTGATTAAATTGTCATTAATACAAAACTTTTAATTATATTTGTAAAAATAAACTAAATTTTTAACTATGGATGCAAAACAAACGCCAGTGAAAACACCGGCAAAACCAATCAAACCGATTGGAATTTATGCGCGATTACATTCCGCGAAACAATTAATTGGAAAGGTTGCGAAGAACGCAACGAATCCACATTTTAAAAAGAATTATGCCGATATCAATGCGCTATTGGAAACGGTTGAACCGGTTCTTTGGGACAACGGTCTTGTTCTTTTGCAACCAATTAAAGACGATGTTGTCATGACTCAAATCGTTGACATCGAAACCGGTGAAATGGTTGAATCTTGGATGCGACTTCCTTTGATTACCGATCCTCAAAAGATACTTTCGGCGGTTACTTATTTTCGTCGTGGAACGCTTCAATCTTTGTTATCCTTGCAAGCAATTGACGACGACGGACAAAGCGCAGCAGCAGCGCCGAAATCGAAACCGGCAATCACAAATGAACGATTCGAAAAGGCATTGCAAGCGATTAGCGACAAACAATTTACCGTTGAACAACTTCAATCAACTTATTCTTTAACGGACTTACAACTTAAAGCAATAATGTTATGAAATGGCATCCATCGTCACTGGGAAAACTTATGACAACGCCCAAAAGTAAAACCGAAAATTTGAGTCAAGGCGCGAAGTCATATATTCGCCAGGTTGCGAAACAAGATTTCTTCGGTTATCGCGTTGAACTTGACAACAAGTATATCAACAAGGGAAAAGACCAGGAACAAGATTCAATCGATTTGTTGAATGCCGTTCGGTTCACTAAATATCACAAGAATATATTTCGACTTGAAGATGAATATTTGACCGGAGAATGTGACATCCTTGCTGATGACCGTGTCATCGATGTCAAAACGTCTTGGAATCTTGAAACGTGGCCGGCGACACCTGGCGAAGCGCATGACAACGATTATGAATGGCAAGGTCGCGCATATTTAATGTTATATGAACGCGAAATCTTCGAACTTGTTTTTTGTATGGTCACAACAAAGGATGAATTCTTGAACCAGTGGGAACAAATCGACTTGCATCGCGTTGATCACATTGCACCGGAAAAGCGAATCACTTCGGTAATTTATGAACGTGATCTTGAAAAAGAAGAATTGATTCGGGAAAAATTAATCTTCGCAAATGAATATTATTCACAATATATAAATCAATTAAATTCCAAATAATATGCTTACAATTATCTATGTTGTTTTAATGATTCCGGCAATGGTTGTCGGATGGCTCGCGCTCGGCTTTGGGTTGCATGAATACTTTACCAAAAGAAAAAGAAAATGAATTACACTATTGAAGGTAAGATTGTCACAGTTGGTGACAAAGTACAAATCACTGAAAAATTCGCAAAGCGCGAAATCGTAATCGAAAGCGGTGACAAATATCCGGAACAAATCATGCTTGAATTTACCCAAGACAAATGTGACTTGCTTAATTCGGCATCCATTGGCGACAACGCTTTAATCGGATTCAATATTCGTGGCCGGGAATGGAACGGAAAATATTTCACACGTCTTGAAGGTTGGAACATCAAAATTGAATCACTTAATAAAACACCGCTGCATGAAGTCAATGACGATTTACCTTTCTAATGATGAAACCTTAATTGATTTCATGTTGAAGATGACAAAGGACAAAATTTCCAAGCGTTACAACATTACACATTTATCCGAAGACATGGGCGTTTCTTATGCAATGCTTCACCGGTTCATTAATAAAAAGCCGGTCGGTCAAAAGTTTTTTGTGAAATGGTTTAAATTTTTTATAAATTAGCCAAATGTTTTGGCACGAAGAAGCTTACAAAATCGCAAAGAAAATAACAAACAATCATGAATTGCATCGCGATTTGGTTTCGAACGTGTTCATCTTACTACACAAGTACGAACTTGAAGCGGACGTCTTACCGAAGATGTTCGCTCGGTTCGCTTGGAATCAATGGAACTGGCGCGACTCGGAATTCAATCGGCAATTTAGATTCCCGGCAAATGAATTGACGGAATTGGCTGATGAACAAATCGAAGACGTTCCCAACAAATATCAAGAATTGATTCATTCGTTTTTGAATTCAATGCCAAAAGACGATCAAGAACTATTCATCAAAGAAGTCACAAAAATGCACCTTTACGGAATGACTTACCGTGAAATAAAAGAAAACACCGGGCTTGGCTTGGACACTATTCACAAAACAATTAAAAAATTCAAATATGATTTATATAATTATAGCGGTGGCGATTGCGAGGAGCTTGCAAAGCTTTGAGTTGCCAGATTTCAAACCTTTGAATTGTCAATCTTGTCTTTCCTTTTGGACGGCGGTGGCGATTTATTTATTCGTTGATTATCGAATGATTCCAATGGCATTTGTTTCTTATTTATTATCTGATTTAATTTTACTTTATGAAAGCAAGCGATGAACTAATTTACCAGGCCGAACAATTTGCGAAGACGCGATCATTCAGCTTGAACATGAAATTGAAGAATGAACTTGGGAAAATTTATTATGAACTTGGTCACGGCGTTTTGAATAAGAATTGTTCAACTTGCGTTCGGATTGCAATGGATCGGTTGAATGCTGAAATTGCAAAAGAAGGATTGCCAAGATTGGTTCAAATAGATGAAAAAAAGAAAAGGCCGCGAATCCATTTTATCGGAAAGAAATGAAAATAATTGCACCAATACCATGTTTCAATCGATTTCCATTGGTTGAATTGACCGCATCAAGATTAAAACTTCAAGGTGTCATTCCAATATTAATTGGTCATGAAAATGAAATCAAACAAATTGCAAATGATTTGAATATTGAATTCATTCAAGCGCCAAACGTTCCATTGGCTAATAAATGGAACAAAGGTTTTATGGCTTGCAAAAATTACAATCCGGACGGTGTTATGTTTATGGGTTCGTCCGATTGGTGTTCCGATGACTACATTCAAAGTGTTAATGAAAACTTAAATGATTTCAATTTACTTGGAATGCTTGGGTGTCATTTTGTTGATGTTGCTGAAAACATTCGTCTTGTCCATTGGCCTGGCTACAATCAAGGAATGCGACATCAAGAACCAATCGGAATTGGTCGCGTTTTGCGTAGTGATTTTTTAAACGAAATCAATTGGAAACCTTTTGACGACAACTTGAACGCCGGACTTGATTGGTCAATGTGGTTGAAAGTTCTTAACACAAATCAAAAAATTGGAATATTCAATCAACAATCAAACATTCAATTGTTGTCAATATCGACAAACAAATGGTCGAACAAACATAAATTTAACGATCACTGGAACGGAACATTAAAGTCAACGATATGCGACATTGATTTATTAAACAAAGATTTTAACGAAATACAACTACTAAAATAATAATTATGAAAGAATGTAAAAGATGCTTATTTGATGAAAGCTTCGCGACAATCGGTGAACACCAGTGTGAGTATTGTGACCTTCACGATTCACTTGAAGAACAATCCGATTTGTCGCAATTAAAACCAACGATTGATAAAATCAAAAAGAAAGGTCGTGGCAAAAAATACGATTGTATTATGGGAATTTCCGGCGGAATAGATTCGTCAATCCTTCTTTACACTGCGGTGAAATATTGGAACTTGAAACCATTGGTCATTCATTTCGATAACAACTGGAATGCTGCCGAAGCGAAACACAACATGAATGGATTAATTACAAAACTTAATGTTGATCTAATCACGTACCAGGTGAATAAAAAAGAATACGACACATTGAACGATTCAATTCTTTGCGCCGGTGTTCCAGACGCGGACATTCCAAACGACATCGCAATGACAAAATTAATGTACGACACCGCGCACAAATATAAAATCAAATACATTTTGAATGGTCACGATTTTAGAACGGAAGGTTCGACGCCAAAAGGTTGGACGTACATGGACGCAAAATACATTTGCGATTTATACAAACAACACACCGGTCTTGAATTGACTAACTTTCCATTGTTCACATTTAAGGATCAATTGTTTTATGCTTGGAAAGGTATTGAAAACATTCGGCCTTTTCATTATGGATTCGATCGCGACAAAATGGAAATAGAAATGAAACAACTAATTGACTGGAAAGAATACGGCGGCAAGCATTGTGAAAACATTTACACCGAATTTGTTGGTTCTTATTTATTGCCGGAAAAATTCAACATCGATAAAAGAATCGTTTAT